TATTTCTCCCTCTTTTTTCTTGCCAGTCTATTTTTCTGACATTCATCAGAGCAAAGAATAACATGTTGCCAGTTTCGTCTCGTTTCATCGACCTCAAATCCATTGCCACATTCTTCACATTTTTTTGGTTTCATCGCTTGACTCCTTTTCGGTTTTTGCCTTTATTATATCAAAACCGATTTCAGAGTCAAGCTATTTTATTTTCCTTAATTATTTCAGTTACTTACGGGTCAAGCGCCAGGACTCCCAAAAAGTGCTCTAGGGTCTGACCAACCGAACGAATAGCGATCGTATGTCTTTGCCTTGGCATTGTCCGTATCGAAATCATTGTCGCGTTTCAGGTCGAAACTGTCTCTCTGGTAGCATTTCATACCATCGGGGCAATTCGTCCGGATAAAGAAAGCGTCCGCATCGGTGAAATAGTGGTTCACCTTGATCCCACCAGGAAGCGCATTCGTCGAACGAAGGACGTTTAGCGCATTGTTGGCGGTATCATTTTGCAAAGTGCTTTTTAAAATCCGGTTCGCCTCAAACCAAATCTGCCTCGGTACATGCAGACTCATCGGTTGCAGGGCGATCTTCAGACCGTTCTCGTCTGTGGCACCCATAATCTGAATGCACAGATCCTCAAGAGAAACCTCGGAAATGTCAGCCGCAGGATTCAGGATATTGCTCCAATTACCCGCATTTGACGGATGGGAGGTCGATAACAGTACCACCCCATCACCACCGGTATAACCCGCAGTTGCATGACGGTTATACACATTGGCTCCGATGTTTTCCTTGGTCTGCCGTTTTGAAAATCCAAGCGCCTTGGCTCTGGACCCGGCGACCTTCGCATACAGGTTGTCTTTTAGTTCCTCGTAGGTCACGATAAACCCAAGAGAGTACGCAACGTGCGTGTAGCGCGAAACATACCCCTGGGTCTGACCTGTGTAAGTTGTGGGTTCACCCTGACGCTTAATCGGCATCAGGCCAAAACCCTTCATTTGAACATCCTCTTCCCACGCCTGGCTCGATGTTTCGACATCAAACAGGTCACGGTACTCTTCGGGATGTTCGCCATAGCCAACTCCGAACCACGCCTTGACGCCGGGCCAAAGAGCCTTCGGATGGTTTCCAGTAAATATAACAGCCATCTTTTAATCTCCTTATATACCCAAAACGCCATCATCGGCAGCAGCACCGCCACCTCTGAGGACATGGTTAGAAATAAGAACTTCCCACTCGCAGTTAACCCCGAAAGCGTTACCAGGAACCTGATGAACGCCAAGGATTAAAAGCTGGTAGGAGGCGTTGGACGCCGGAGTTGTCGCCGCTGCCAGTTCCCAACCGGAAAGACCCGTTACGGTGCTTCCGGTGCCACTTGCCAAAACAGCGTTGTCGCTGATCGAACCGCCATCAAGGACGGCTCCGCCATCATCCTGAACCGTAAAAATAACGTCCGGATCAATACATACATTCGCATATCCGGCCGTTGATGCGGCATGATGTTTTCTTTCGAGATTCGTCGGGTCCGGGTCAAAGCTGACAATGACACCGTAAATTCTATTAGTGTCACCTGCACTAGCGAGATTGATAACCGGAAGACCAGACGTATCATCAGATCCAGCCACACCAGTCACAATAACGGGGTCACCTATAAATAGCGCCTGCGCATAATCGTCTTCAATCAGACATCGCTGTGTCGCACCATTCCAAGGATTTCCGTTAAGGTGTCGGATAGGCGTCAGACCATGAGGTGCATCTATGTTAGCCATTTTAAATTCTCCTTCAACCAGTTAGTTTGACTTCGGTTCTAATCCCTCCGCCGGGCTTGTATGTCGGCCCCTCGGTCTTGAACTGACCCCGAAGTATTTGTTCATCCACTTTGTCAATTTCCCTTTGTTTCAATGCCTGATCTTGATCGTACAATTCCTTCGGGATTCTCATCAAAACACCCTTGATTTCGCTCCCATCGTCATTCGTGCCTGTTGTTTCACCTGACTTTTCGTGCTCGACAATCTCATATCCCGC